CTGCGAAGTGGAACAGTTTTTCTGCGCACGATCGAGGTGATGCATTTTGGCGGCGGACGCGACGATATGGAGTTTGACGCCGGGCATATTCCTTTAGCTTTCGATATCTTGCGCCGGATGGGGTACGATGATGTGCATGTATTTATTCCGCAAGCGCGGGTGTCGGAAGAACATCGCAAACGGCTCGAAACCTACGGTTTGACCCGGCTCGACCCAAGATTAGCCCATTTCTTTACCATGCTGGGAACCTCGCGTTAAGCGCGGGCAGGGAGCGAACGATGAGCCGAGGGCAGGAAAACCAGGTATTTAACACCGCAACCGCCCAGAATGCGACGGCGGCGCAGAACGCTCAGAACAGCTACAACTCCGCCCAAACGGACATTGGCAACTATCAGAACCAGCTGTCGCAGTACGCCGCGGCGAACCCTTATGGCGCGGGCGGCGCGCTGCAGACGGCGCAAAACCAGGCGACAGCGAACACCGCCGACGCGGCCAGCCAGGCCGCTGGCCAGCAGTTGCAGTCGCAGGCGGTGCGCACCGGACAGAATGCCGCCGGCGGCATTGCGGCCAGCCAGGCAACGCAGCAGCAGAATACACGCGATCTGATGGCGGAGCAGGCCAAGAACAATGCCAGCCGCATTAGCCAGGGAGCCGACTACGGCAAATCGGTGTTGAGCGCTTCAGAGGTTCCGGCAACACTTGAAGCTGGGCTGACCGGCCAGCAACTGACGGCGCAGAACTCTGCCGAAAGCGACGCACAGAAAGCGGCGGAAACGCCGAGCTTTGGGGATGAGCTTGGGAGTAGCCTGCTTTCTGTGGGTTCCAGTTTTGCGAAGGGCTTCTGCTGGATAGCCGCGGAATTGTATGGCGGCTGGGAAGATCCGCGCACGATACTGGTGAGAATGTGGTTACAGATCGCCTTTGCGCGCAGATGGTACGGACCGCTGCTGTTGGCGGCTTACGCGCGTTGGGGTGAAAAGATGGCGGCGCGGATCAAAACCCAGCGCAGACTCCGGCGATTCTTCCAATGGGTCTTCGATGGCTTGCTGGCTCAGGCGGAAGAATGGCTGGCAACCAAAGATGGCCGCAACGCACTGCGCGTCCCGGTATCGCTGCAACGGGATACTTTGAGAGCACTGGAGGCCCACGATGTCGAACGGTAACGATTGGGCCGATCCTGACGAGCTGGGCGGCCTGAGCCGCGCGGGGAATGTGTTGCAGAGCATGGGCTACGACCCGGACGAGGTGCGGGCAAGCCCGGCACTGCGCGCCGAGGTGATGGGCAAACTCGGGTCGCCGTACAGCCAGGGATCAGCCACCCCACCGGCCACAAATCAGCCGTCGGGAACCCCGGCAGGGGTCAGGGATCAGGGGCCAGTGATGGCCGCGCTCGACACCGCGAATGCCGCGCCGGGACCTCGAGCAATGACGCCGATGCCCAACGCGTCGATGCAACGGCCAGCGATGGCGCTGGCGGCGCAGAGTACTGCCAGCGCACAACCGCCCAGGCCTGGGCAAACACCGCAACCGACGCAAGCTGCTGCCGCGCCGGTGGCCATGCCCAAGCCGTCCCAGACGACGGGGCAGAGCAGCTCGCAGGTAAGCCCGACGGGAACGGCGAGCAGCCCGGCGCAGGATGTGCCGGAAACACTTTCGTTGGGCCTTGAAGGCGTGCGCGGCGCCCTGGCTGCCGGAAAGCAGGCCAGCGATGTGGCGACGGAACTCCAAAACGCCTCGGCCCCGGATACTTCAGGTATTGACACCAAAATTTCCGGCGAATCGGCAACGACGCCCTACTATGACCCCAAGACGGGAAAGATAGCCGAATCGGCCAAGCAGGCCGGTTATGAGCCTGGAGTGGGCACGAGAATTCTGCGCGGGCTGCGCGGCGGCGTGGTGGGCTTGCTGACCGGCGGCATTCCAGGCGCGGTGGTGGGTGCGATCGAGCCCCAGGATATTGCCGGGGGTACAGCTTATGGCGCGCCGGATCGGGCCTACCATGCGACGGAAGCGACGCGGCAAAACACGCTGGCGACCGACCAGGCGCAGCGGGCGGCGACGCTGCAGGAGTTCAAGGACCAGACCGACCGGCGGAAGGGATTGACGGGAACGCTAAGGGATGTGTCTACCAGTTATAACGATGCGGCCAAAACAGCCAATGACCTGATGAAAACACAGCAGGGCGCCGGGAATCTGGAGTTCCATGAAACTGCCGCCGGCCCAATGATGATTAACCGGCAAACCGGTGAAGCGCAGCCCGTGATGGCCAACGGACAGCCGGTGGGGCCGAAGGTGCAACTGAAAGAGTCGCAGCCGATCATGGGACCAGATAATAAGCCGCACACCTACATGCTCGACGACAAGGGTAATAAGGTGATGGACCTGGGCGTGCACTACGAGCGGCCGATGAACGTGAATGTTGGCATGGGCGGTGCAGCGCCGGCGATGCCGGGAAGCACGACGGGCGAAGAGTTTTTGAAGACTCTCAATCCGAATATGGCCGGGGTAGTGCGCGCGATCGGCGAAGGCCGTGAGGCGCCACCAACGGCCAGCAGTCGAAGCCCGCAGGCGCAGGCTATTTTACAGGCGGTGAATCGTGCCTATCCCGGATACGACGCCGCACAATTTCCAACCTATGCCGCGACGCGCCGGGCTTTCACTTCCGGCACAACCGGGCAGGCAATCAACAGCTTTAACACCGCGCTGCAACATCTGAACCGGCTGGAGCAGCACATTCCAGATAACACGTATTTCTCGACGGTGAATGCCGCTGAAAATGCCTTGACGCCTTCCGGCTCGCAGCGAGGCCGGCAACTTGCCGCCTACGACGCCGATGCGACGGCAGTTTCAAATGAAGTATCGAAGGCCTACAAGGGTGGCGTGATCACCAAAGAGGAATTCGATCACATGAGCAAGTTGCTAAACAGGAACGCTGCACCGGCTAACCTGAGGGCCAATATCCAGGAATTTCGCGGCTTGCTGCAAGGAAAACTAGCCAGCTATCAGCAGCAATGGGAAAGCGCTATGCCCCCAGGGGCTGTCAGTCCTCTCTCGACCATCATGGGCGGCGCAGGCGCAGCATCTGGTGGTGGGGTATCGGGTGCGCCGGCAGCGGGCGGAGATGGATGGTTTAACCAGCATCCGAAGGCACAATAATGGCTGAGAAACCAAAAACCAACGGTATTCCCATCCTGGCGCCGGACGGCCAGGTTTACATGGTCCCTCCGGATCAGATTGCCGAGGCGCATCTGCATAGGGGAAGACTCGCTCTGCGCGTGGAAGCTCCGGGCGGAGCCCAGCACTGGGTACCTGTGGACCAGGCAGTGGAAGCGCAGGCGCACGGCGGCCGCTTTGTGCAAAACGACGGCAAGGAATATGCCTCTGGCACGGAGCCGGTGATTACCGGCGTGAATGCCGCCGGCCAGCCGATGTGGGGCAGCGGGCCTAAATATCTTGGCAGAGATGCCTCGGGGATGCCGCTTTACGATCGTTCAAATGAACCGGCAGGGCCGGTGTCGCGCTTTTTATCGTCGGCGGGTTCGGCGATTGGCGGAGCGATCAAGGGGATACCGGCGATGTTCGATCCGCGAGCAAACGAATTCGAACAGACGCATCCGGCATGGAACACGCCGCTTGCCGCTGCCGGTGGTCCGGTCACGCGGTTGCTGGAACCGCAGGTAGAGATGGGCGAGCAGGCGATGGAAGAAGCGCGTGCCGCGCTCGCAGGCGGACCCGACGCGCGCGCGCATGGCCTGGAAGCGGTAAGGCATGGCGTGGGCGCTGCGCTGCCCATGCTGGGGCCGTGGATAGTGGGAACGGAGGACCAGATGGTGCGGAAGGCGGCATCTGGAGACATTGCCGGTGCGCTGGGCACGGCCGCAGGTAATCTGGCGGTGGCCGCCGCGCCGGAAGCCGGAGAAGGAGCTTTGGGAGCCTTCAGGAAAGCAGCGCGCGGGCGGCTGGCGGAGATGCAGGCGCCGCGCGCGATGCTCGACAAGCCGATTGCGCCGGGGGAACCCTCGCCGATGGAACGCTGGCGCGCTGCGCATGGAATGGGCGTGAATCTGGATCGGGCACAGGCTACGAACGCGCCGGTCCCGCGCATAGCCAAGACGGCGACTGAAAAGTCGCTGACGGGTAATCCGCAGTTTGAGGCGAATAACGCGGCCAACGTGCAGGCTCTGCATAGCCATGCGGCGGACATACTGGACCGGGCGCATCCGGAGGCGATGGACCGTAGAACCTTTGGCGAGCGGGTGCAGGGCGCGCTGCAGGCGCACCGCGATGCGCTGGCGGATGTGCCGGGACAGGCGGCGGCGGCGGATACGCTGCTGAACGGCATTCATCCGGAAAAGATGACGCGGCCTCAGTTTGGCGCGGCTGCCAAAGTTGCGCTTGAAGAGCACTTGGCTACAGTGCGGGATGCAGAAAACGAAATCTACGCCGGATTGGATCAGCGCATCGGCGACAAGCCGCCCAAGGTGCAGCAGATTCGTCAGTCGGCTCGCGGCATCTACGACGCGAACAAGCGTTTCTATGACGAGCATCCAGAGGCCTTAAGCGGCGGCGATGCGCGAGCATGGAAATGGATCAAAGATCTGGCGGGCGTGGACAAAGACGGCAAGCTCGCACCGATCAACGATCCGACAGGTTTGCGCAACTGGTCAGACCTGCAAACGGTGCGCAGCCACCTGCTGGATATGACGCGGGGCAAGGATGTGGTGGGCGCGCGGCCGACGGCGTGGATAAAACAGTTGACCGGCAAGATCGACGAAACAATGACAGATGCCGAACACACACCCGGCATGACGAAAAAGGATGTGGCCGACTTCCGCTCCGCGAATGAGATGCACCGTGGACTGAAGGAAACCTACGACAACAACCAAAGCCCGTTCTATTGGCTGCTGCGCGACGATCCGTCGGCAGTGGCGGACCGCATCAACGGATTAAGCCCGGAGAACTTCCAGCGGCTGCAATCGTCGATGAACGAGATCAACCGCGGCGACGTGGTGGCGCAGGCGCGACGGCAGTTTGCCGAAAGGTTGATGGACCCTACGGGCAGCGGGACGCCAGATTTGGCTGGATTGCCTAAACGGTGGAAGAGCGCGGATAAGCCGACGGTGGAGGGGATTCTGCAGCCGGATCACATGGTAGCGCTGGGCGACCTGGCAGACAAGGCCGCACAGCAAACGGTGTACGACAAGCCGGGATCGCAATTGAAACAGGTGGTGGACGCTCCGGACGGGACGACGGCGGCGCAGAAGATTTTCAACGATAGCGGCAAGTTGCTGCTGACACCGGAAGAAGTGGCGACGATGGAGCAGGCTGACCCAAGCCTGGTTCCGATGTTGCGCAGACAGGCAATCGAGCGGCAGTTTGACCCGGCCGGAAACGGAACGGTCGACCTACGTAACTTTGCATCGCGATGGAACCGGGCACAAAAGGAACCGTTGCAGGGTGTGCTGACACCGGACCAGATAAAGGACCTGACCGACCTGGCCAGTGTGTCCAGAACTGTCAATCTTCCATCGAATCCATCCGGCACAGCGAGCGTGTTGCAGCCGGCATCGGAGGCGGGGCAGGTTTTGCGCGCCGGTACGAACCTGGGAGCGAGTACCGTGGGCGCCGCAACCGGAGCAGCGGTGGGCGGCCCGCTTGGCGCCGCGGCGGGCACCGCGCTGGGAGCCGCCGCCGATATTGTTGGCAAAGGTCTTGTAGCGCGCAGGCTGCTCGACCCCGATGCGACAGCGGCGGTGATGGAACACACGCCGCCGATGCCGGTGACGACGGCCATCAAAAACGCGGCGGCGGAAACAGTGAAGAACCTGCCTCAATCGGCGCTGAAGGCCGCGCCGGCGGCGGCTCAGCAGGCAACGCAGAAGCCGGAAGATCGAGAAGGTGTGTCGACACCGCCGAATGGCGGGCAGGTTACCGACGTGACGGCCAGCGAACCGAACGAGGTGCATGATGCGGCGAAGGAACAGGTGGCCATGGCGGCGCTGGGATCGGCGGGCGCACCGCCTCCTGGTGGACCTGCGCCGGGAAGATCGGGTGGGGTAGCGAATCTGCAAGAGCCGTCGGGAAACGTGATCTATCGCCCCGGTCAAGCGCCGGAGGGAGCAACTCACGAAGTCTTGCATCCAGACGGCAAGACATTGCTCGGACATGTGGTGAATGGGGAGTATGTGCCGCTGGAAACAACGGACAGTGCGCAGTGAACAGTGCGAGTGCGAGTGTGTTACCGCTGGAGTTGAATTGCCGCGTTGACCAGGATGAACAGGCCGATCAGCAGGTAGGCCAGCATGGCGGGAATGGCGGAGAGCACCCAGCAGCCCAAGAGCAGAAAGGGAAGCGCCAGCAGGCAAAGCGGAACGAGCACCAGAACCTTATTGGCGAGGCTGGCTGAAAAGTGTTCGACGATGGCGATGAGGGCGAAGAAGACGACAACGGCGAGCAGGGCGTAACCGAGAAATGCGAGCATGGGATTGATCCTCCCTGAAGTGCAAGGACAGTGTACCAAGAAAACCGGACGCGATGGCTACAACTTTAGCGGAACTCGGTAACGCGGAATGGGCAGCGACGCCGAAAGGCTTGCCGCCCGGTGCGCTGATGCGCCCCATGGGCGCTGTGCGCGGATTGCCCAGCGGCGCGATGCTGAGGCCGGTAAAACAGTCTTCAGCTTCTAGCCGTCAGCTTTCAGCTGGAACACAAAAACTCATCACTCATCCGGCGGGGAAGGTGACTGGGATCGACGAGGAGACGGGGCTGCCGATCGTGCGGCGGGATGAGGCGCACAAGCCGGAAAAGCAGCCGTCAGCCGTCAGCCGTCAGCCGTCAGTAGAAGCTGAAAGCTCAGATCGTCCGGTAGTGCAGGGATCGAACGACGCAGGTGAAATTCGAGCATCGGCAAAGGAACAGGAGCCGGTGCTGCAGGCGATGGTTGCCGCGGTGACGGCGGCGGTGCCGGGGGCAAAGGTTGAGGGCGTGCGCGTAAAGAAGGACGCCAGCCAGGAGACGAAGGCCGAACGCGGCAAGCCGGCGGAAACCAACATCGACAACCTGGGCGCCCGGCTCTCTGCGAACTCGCGCTCGGCATTGGAGAAGCTGCGGGATCACATCGAAAAGAAGCTGCCGGTAGAGAATAAAAGCAAGATCACGTCCAACGGTCTGGATATGGACCAGTACTCGATCCGCACCGGCGGCAAGGATGCGGCAAACCAGGTCTCAGAGTTGCAGGTGGGCGGCAAGGACCAGGTGGACGCGCTGAAACAAACGGAACCGCTGTATGAAAAACAGAAGAAGGCGGAAGCGCGGGGAGATAAGGCGGAGGCTGCACGGCTGGGTGCTGAGATCACAGCCATGCATAAAGCGGCGACGCGGGACCAGTTTAAAGCAGCAAGTCAGCAAGTTAGCAAGTTAGCGAGTCGGCAAAACGAGACGAAAGCGCCTGTAGGTGAGACGAAGTACAAGTTTGGCAATACGCAGGCGAACATCCCAGAGCAGGGTGGGGAGGCTATAACAGCCTCCTCATCCAAACCGAAGGAGAATAGCGATGCCGTACAAAAGCCAGGCGCAGGCGGCGTACTTCAATATCCACAAGAAGGAGATGGAAAAGCAGGGAGTGGACGTGGAGGAGTGGAACTCAGCCAGCAAGGGGATGGATATGCCGAAGCACAGCGACAGCAGGGAAGCGGTGCGAACGCGGTTCAAGGAAGCAGCGGCAAAACGAAAGAAATAAAGACCGGCGCCGTAGTGCGGTTGAAGGATGGCCGCGCGGGCGTGGTGAAGTATTTCAATCCGACCAACGGGCAGCCCGCGCGAGCGCGGGTTCGCGGGGCCGACAACAAGATTATCCAGAACGTTCGACCGGAAGAGATGACACTGGTGACGGCGCCGCCCGTGGACCCGGAGAGCGGCTGGTACGGCTGTGACCTGGATGGAACGCTGGCCGAGTATCACGGATTCGAAGGCCTGGACAAGATTGGCGCGCCGGTGGGCGTGGACTCGCCCGACAGCGCGCTGAACACGGTGAAGAAGTGGATTGCCGAGGGACGCGACGTGCGCATTTTGAGTGCGCGGATCTCGCACGACCCGAAAGGCGAGGCTAAGGCGGCGATTGAGGCCTGGACGGAGCAGTTTTTGGGTAAGGCACTGCCGGTAACCAATACAAAAGACTCAAAAATGGTTAAACTGTTGGATGACCGTGCTGTGCAGGTGGAAGAGAATACGGGCCGGATCGTAGGCGGCGCCAAGGCGCTGCACGCGGCCGGCGATGCGCACAGGCAGTCTGAGAAGGGCAGGTAGGGCAATGATGTTTGGTAGACGGCAAGGCGAAATTCTGTTTCGGCCTGTGGTTGGGGTCGAGCTGCTGCTGGTAGGTGATCCGCCCAAGCACAAGGCGATGCACCCTTTCTTTGCGGAGACAGCCGGAGAAAGTTGGTTTAAGCGGATGTTTCTCCATGAGGCCGGACCTGATGAGTTTGAAAAGATCTACCCAAACACATTCAAGCAAATGTACATGGGTGAGTGGGCGGCCCCGCCGGGACCTCTGGTTGACGACAGCCCGCGATATGCAGATATCAAGCGCAGTGACACCGGTGCGTCGTTCGTTTGGGGTGGACAACGTGGAGGCAAGACCGCGCGTCTGGATGATTTCTACAGGAATCACTACACCATGAATTCTCCACAGCCCAGAATACAGACGAAGTACTATCCGCCTGGACTCAAACCTGTCGCGGCCGATTTCAACAACTCAGTTGAAAGGGAAGTAGCGCGCGTGTCGGAAGGTGAGGCCGCGCAATGAGTGTAGAAGGCTTGATCACACAACAGGATGGCGATGTGACGGAGATTGTTGGATTCACGGGAAGCGATCTCAAATGCGAGGGATGCGGTATGATCACCGATGCGCTTTATGAGACGGATGATTCGGTAATGCTATGTATCGGATGTTTCGAAATTTGTTCTGACGACTGAGGACTGTGAACTGCGAACTGTCTCACGGGAAGGCCCGGCAATGCCAAGGAAAGGCCCACAACATGAAGAAGCACCGCTGACGCGCGAACAGGAGAAGTTTGTCGCGGCCTACCGCAGAATCAAGGACATCTATAAGGCCGCAGCGAAGGCCGGTATCCCCAAGAACGCGGCCGTGCGGACCTTCAACCTGATTCAGGTGCAGGAAGAGATTGAGCGGCAGGACGATGTGGTGCGTCAGGAGCGCGCTCGGCAGCAGGTTGAGGTTGAGAACCTGACGAACGCATTTCTGGACGGTGAGCTGATCAAGGTGATTCGCGAGGAAAAGGGAACGCTCAAGAAGGAAGCTATCCAGCTCGGCTATATTGTGACGGGCCGCATCCAAGCCGGAGCGACCAAGCTTCTGGAGCCCGCGGGCAACGGGATCGCGGCGAACACCGCGCCTTTCTACCAGGCATTCATTCCCGTGGGCGTGCCGGCTTCGCCGATTGTGCCGAAAGACAGTGAACAGGGATCAGTGGTCAGTGGTCAGGGGATTGACGGGCAACCGCGCTCGCCGCTGGCTTCTCAGCCTCCCGCGCAGGAGCCCGCTCCGATTATCCCAGCGAACGAGACTTTGCAAAATCGTGCACAAAATATTCCAGTTTCTATTCCAGCGCAACCATCCAGCGCGCCAGCCGATCGAGCAGACGACGAGACCATACGCCAGCGAGTCCGTAAACTGACAAACCAGCCAATAGCGAAATTTACCGCAGATCCAACTCCTGCGCGCAAGGCGGGAAAGTTGCAGATTGGATGAAGGGCTATGCCTCCAACACGGGGACCAGGCGTAACCTACAGGCGCTGCGCGAGACTGGTTGGGGTATCCTGCTGACGCCGGACAATGCAACACCGCGTGACGGGTTGCAACATGGTGTAGATAACGGCGCGTGGAAGGCTTTCATTCAGAGAGTAGATTTCGACGCAGATGGGTTTGAGCGTGTCCTCGAAAAAGGCGGAAGTACTGCGGATTTTGTTGTGATCCCGGATATCGTTGCCGGAGGTCTGAAGAGCCTCGATTTCTCGTTGAGTTGGCTGCAACGGTTGAAGGGATATCCAAAGTTGCTGTTACCTTTGCAGGACGGCATGACCGAAAAGATCATCGGCCAGGTTTTGACTGAAAACCGGCACTTAGGGTTGTTTTTAGGCGGCAGTACCGAATGGAAGCTCAAGACGATGTTTTCGTGGGGCGAGTTTGCGGCGCGCTACGCCCGGCATTACCATGTTGGGCGGGTTAATTCGGCGCGGCGCATTCGGATGTGTGAAGAGGCCGGCGCGCATAGCTTCGATGGAACCTCGGCGACGATGTACGCCAAAACCCTGCCGCTTTTGAATGCCGCGCGGCAATTCAGAAGTTTGCTGTCGGTGCGGTTAACTGAGAACTGCGAACTGAGAACTGAGAACTGCTCGGCCTCCGTGGCGGACGAGCCATGATCACGGCGCACATTCCCACGCTGGCGTGGGCGCCGCCGGCGCCGTCAATGCTGATTGAGCCCGCCAACCTTTCCATCCCTCACAACTTCCCAGCCTGGGTGCCCCCGCCTCCGGGCGTTGATCCGTGCTGGTGGCCGATCAATCCGGCGCAGCAGGCGGCGCTGAGCTCGCTGGCGGAGATGCTGCTGTTCGGCGGCCAATCGGGCGGCGGCAAAACAGACTTTCTGGTGGGCGATGCGGTGCAGGAATACCATATCCCTACCTTTCGCGGGCTGCTGCTGCGCGAGAGCCTGGGCGAGATGGACCAGATTGCCGACCGGCTGGAGAAACTTTGTTTGTCGGTGGGCGCCGTCTATAAGCAGCGCTCAGGCGGAGGCCAGTGGGAGTTTCCCGTCTTCGACGAGGTGACGCGCAAGGCGGTGCGGACCAAGGGCGGCGCGCGCATCCGGTTTGGCTACCTGGCTCAGGATAAGGACCTGGGCCGCTACCGCGGCAACCCGCGCAGTTGGATCGGGATTGACGAAAGCGGGTTGCAGCCGGAACGGCGAGTGCGTTCTATCGTTCCCTGGCTGGCTCCGACCGACCCGCGGCTGCGCGGCCGGATGCGGCTGACATCGAACCCCGGCGGTGTGGGCCATGGCTGGCAGATGTCGGTTTTTCTGCGCAACAAGTGCCCACTGCACTTTCCGGCGACGGAACTGGACAACAACATCAACAGTTCAGTGTGGCCGGGGCGCGTCTATTGCGGCGCGAGTTGGAAGTGGCCGCCCTCGCGCGCCGAACTGGTGCACATGACGACAGCCTTCTTCCCGGCCGCGGTGACCGACAACCCGCTCTACGGCGAAGACAAGGTCAACAAGTTGCTGTCGCAGACGGCCGAGATCCAGATGCAACTGCTGCATGGGTGCTGGTGCAACGCCGAGAGCCTCTACTACGGCTTTATGCGGCCGGAGTGGATGATTCCCTACCAGACCATCCAGGACGAGTGGTGGTGGAATCACTTCCTGTGCATCGACTACGGCTACGGCAGCTCGGCAGCGGCGGCAGGCCGGTTCAGCGTGGACGACAACGGGCGCGTGTTCGGTACCGGCGAACTGGTGGAGCGCAAGATGGGAGCGGTGGACTTTGCAAAAAAGGTCTGCGAACTATGGGTGAAGCCGAAGATGGGCGAGCAGAAGCCGAGGTTCCTGTTCTGCTGCATGGACAGCGCCATGGACCAGCACCACGACGTGGGCAAGAGCAACTTTGAGCAGATGGCGGAAGTGTTTGCAGAGTATGGCGTGACCTGCATCTACGCGCACAAGAGCCCCGCCGACAATGCCCAGGTGCTCTACACCGGCCTGAGCAGCTTCCATATCGTATTGACGTCGGCGATGCGGAAGACGTTCAACTCGATCACCACGCGCGTGATTGACGAGCGGCACGCGGTGAAGAAGATCCATGGCGACGAACTGGACGATCTCTACGACATGCTGAGCTACGCCTACAACACATGGGTGCTGGAGAGTGTGAAGCCGGACCTGATGAGGCTGCAGGAGTCGCTCGAGAAGATGCGGCTGGCCGGGGCGGATGCCACGGCGCTGGCGCGGCGCAGCCTGATGGAGATGGCAAAGTTGAGGAAGAAGGCGCAGGCCCAGGCGAAGGGGCTGCCGCTGCGGAAAGGCAGCCGCTAGCTTCTAGCTTTTAGCCTCTAGCAAAACTACGCCGCATTGCGGCGGTAACGATAGAGCGTTTCATTGAGGCTGTCGAAGGCATCCGGCGGAAGGTCGGCTCGGGAGACCCGCGCGCGGCGGGTGAGCTCCTGCGAAGCCCAAAGGACATCACAGGTCAGCATGGGATGCGCGGGGATGGGCCGGTCGCAGGCTTTCTGGATGGCGCGCTGGCAGGCGGTGCAGTAGATTTGGTCCGCGCGCGCCGGGGAGCCGCAGGCGCGGCATACAACAACGGCGCTGACAGGGAAAACGGGGGTAGAAGTGGCCATGACGGACTCCTTTCTACCCAAAAGCGTACCATAATTTGGATTAGGAATCTACGAATATTCATAGAAACGAGTGCGGCGGCAAGCCGGGATTCCTCCCGGTGTGTTGGACCAGCGGAACGGTGGGCTGAGGGATTTGCAGGCGGAAACTGCGGAGGCGGGAGGGTATTGCGAGGAGTTTTCGAGGTGCTGGATGATTGAAATAAGGATACACCCGGCAGCGGCCAACGGAGCGGCAAAAACTGGAAAAAAGCGAGTTAGAGCCGCTCCAGAAGCCTGTTCAGGAAAGTTTCGTTTGCAAGGTCTCCTTTCATTGAATTTTGGTCCAAACGTTATTCGGATGCCTCGATAGCCTCATCACTAAAGGACATCAACTCTTGCCCGCTGTCGTCATGCCATCCATTCTGGAGAACGCCGTCGATATTTTTGACGGCCTGACGGTAGTAACTTGGTTTGAGTTCGCATCCGATGCCGCGGCGCCCGCTCATCAGTGCCGCGCAAACTTCGCTGCCGACCCCCATAAATGGAGTCAATACAGTTTCTGTCGGGTTGGACCATAACTCAACGGCGCGAGTGATGACATCTAGCTGGAGGGGATGAAGGTGTTTTTCGTCCTCTTCCTCGCGAGCTTCACGGTAAGGAAGTACGCCTCGTTCTTTTCGATCTCCAAGGTTACCGCGAATATCATCCCACACCGACGACGCGTACTGCCGCCAAATCCAATGCGAATAGCGGTTTTCAATCTGGTTGCCGGTCCATCCCTTATATTTCAAAAGCTCTTTTGGAATTTTGCGAGCGCCGGCGTAGCTCATAAGGCCATGCTGGTGCGTCACTGGAATTTCATTCGTTCCCGACCGTCGAAAAATCAGCAAATAGTCAGCGCCAGCTACGGCACAGTTGCACGAATCCTCTACAATTGACTTGTGTGCCAACGCTTTTGTCATGGTGCGGTTGCGGACCGCAAGTGGTTCTTTCCAAATTGTGATGCGCGGGGATGCCATGTGCCATCCGCAACGTTCATGGAGGCGAATAATGTCGCCCGGAAAGTCAGTGTAGGAATCGCCGTTTCCGCTGTTGCTGTTCGGCACATCCATACAATGCACGGCTGTCATGCGCCCTGGCAATGTGACCCGGTGAAGGCTTTTCACGATGAATTCGTAGTGGTCGAAAAACTCCTTATAAGTGCGCGAGTTTGACAAGTCGCGGTCAGACGAACTGTAGTGGTAAAGAGCGCCCCCGCTCTCTGTGGCGAAGGGTGGCGAGTACACGGAAAAGTGAATCGATTGGTCTTTTAGAGCGGTGAGCATCTCAACCGAATCACCGTTATAGATTGCGTACTTGTCTGTGATTTTCTGATCGATTACCAGCATGGCGTGGCGACCTCTTTCTCAAATTTATATCCGCCTTCAATGCGGATAGACTCGTTCATGTGTCGGACTAATTCGTCGAACATCTTATCGGCGGCGACCTGTTTCCGGCGCAGATTTTCTTTGATCCCACGCTGGCCTTCCGTGGCAATCAGGTCGTTGACGACGGGCTGCGTCTGACCAAATCTCCAGCACCGGCGAACGCCTTGATAGTGTTGCTCGAAACTATGAGTTGCAAACTCGACCACATGAGCGCAATGTTGCCAGTTGAGACCCCAGCCGCCGATGACTTGCTTTGTGATAATTCCGCGCGCTTGGCCGCTGGAAAATGCCTCGTACTTCTCTTCTTTTTCCTCATCGCTATCCGACCCTGATACTTGAACTGCGTCCGAAACCAAATGTTCGAGTAGATCTCCTTCTGGGTTGAGTTGGCACCATATGACAAACGGTTTTCCTGTGCTGCCGACCAAAGAAGAGGCCATCTCGCAGCGCTCTTGTACGGTCCGGCGGCGCTCCTCGCGTTCCTCTCGCATATTGGTAGCCGCCAACGGGAAAAGCATCCCCGAAGCCAGGTTACGCGTCTCGACAATATGCTCACGTTCAACCAATCGCGGCAAGACAAAGCGCAGGTCGGAATATAGCCCAACGTCAGAAGGCCTGCGCGCTGCACGTGCCCAGGAGCACACCCACCTCCAGAAAGGTTCCTCGGCGTGTCCTTTAAACCGCCACCCAGCACTAACAGGGCCACCTTGAGATGGTGCGCGCCGCAGCGTCATGCGAGTGTCGCTGGTGTTTTGATCGTTTTTAAAGAACCTATTCAGCATGTCAATCTGGCCCATGACGCCGAGAGCTTCAGAAGACGTCCCGAGTTCAATGTAGTCGTTGGGCGCTGCCGTAGCGGTGGCTAACAACCGATATGGAAGTGTGCGCAAAAACTCTGTCACCTGGGCGCGCCGCTTTCCGTTCATCGCCTTGATGAACGAGGATTCATCACATACCGCGCCAGCGAAGTCGTTTGGATTGAACCTGTGTAATTTCTCGTAGTTGGTGACGTTGATTCCTGAAACAAGTTGCCCGTCGTTCGATCGGTGCGCCTCAATGCCGAACTTTTCAGACTCGCGAATTGTCTGCTTTGCTACGCCGAGAGGCGTGATATAAAGAACCTTCTTGTTTGTATGCCGCACAACGTTATCGGCCCAAGTGAGTTCCATTGGAGTTTTGCCAAGCCCACAGTCGGCAAAGATAGCCGAACGGCCCTTATGGAGAGATCGCTCAATCAGGTCCGCCTGAAAATCAAAAATCTGAGACGGCATAGATACCGCTGCAAACCCAGAATCTTTCATATATTGGGCCTTACTCTGTAGGAAATCTTCGTAACTCATATCAGCAGTTTCACCTTTCGGAGTGCGTTGCGGCTGGTGACGACGCGGAAGCCGTCTTCAAACTCAAGCAGACAGGAGTTCATAGTTCCGCGGCAGAGTACCCGGCAGCGCCATCCTTTACGGTCAATGCCGGTCCAGGCCAAGCGATGCCAGTTATAGGTATACGGAAACTCCGCACGGTTGCGCTGGTGCGGAAAGATTAACTCCGCACCCATGACCGCCCCTGGCGGCATGTCGACCGGCTCTCCGTTGACGATCTGCAGCGTCACTTACTTAGGCTCCCACTCTTCCACTGCGATTCAAGGTAAAGCTTGCCGCAGGCCTCGCAGTAGACCACGCGGCGGCGGTTGTAGTGGTGAAAGAGGAGAGTCGGAGACCGCACCTCGGTATGCATGACTAGGGCATCAACGGGAATCGGTTCACCGCACTCATCGCACTTGGTGGCGAAGTCGGCTGGGACGAAGTGAGCCATCAGGCACGCCCTGAAATTTCAGTGAGTGCATGAGCGCGAGCTTGATTAAGTTCGGACATTGCGTCACTACTTCCCCCATGGTCTGGATGCCGATCGATAGCCAACCTGCGGAAGTTAGCTTCAATCACTTCGCGGGACGAATCGCGGCGCACCTGAAGAACATCCCACCAGTCCCGCCCGGTTTTATCGGGAAGTTGAGCGAAACCACGGAAAGCTCTTTCCATCATGTCGCTGGCTCCCCACCGCTCCATTCCACGTAAAGCCTCTATGGTCTTGCCGATGGCGGTCAGGTTCTCTTTCACGGTTTTGTAGCGATCACAAGCAAAGCACATCGGGTTCTTTTTGTAAGTGAAGTAGACTGCAGCGCCGCCATCTTCAGGTTCTCTCTCGCTGGCATACGGCAAACCATCACCGCGCAACCGCACGTTTGTCGAGAGAATAATCTGCGTACCTCCCAGGCGCTTGACCTCAGCTATCAGAAAATCGCGTGAGGTTGCAAAGCCAATTTTAAACCGGCTGTGAGTGCGCTGCCAAGAAAGAGTTCTTTTCCACCCTTCCGGCCAGTAGAGCGGGTATGCTTCAACCATGAATTTACTCCGGAAACTGTTTCCATTCGCGGCCATCGAGCAAGCTGCCAGCAGCTTTCTTGCCGATGCGATAAACAACCTCTTGCGCGCACCGTGGTCGATCATCGCCATGGAATTCGTGAGTAGGGGGCGGTGTATCCCAGTCTTGCGGGTTCGGCGTAACTTCCCCATTCTCACAAGGTGCCCACTCGCCCCACTGCTTGAAGAAGAACGGCACGCCCACGGCCTTGCATTGATCGCGCAGATTGCGCGCCCAGTCAGGGTGCATGGGCCGCGCGCCAGGCCCGCTCTCGCCACCGCAGATCACCCAGTCGAGGCCAGTAATTGACTTCGTTCCCCGGCCATCGCAATGAACCACCGCGGCCAGGGCGTTCAGATAGCCTTCTGGCTCCTCGCCAATGCGGTCCAGGCGCACCGGCCCCAAGAGCGGCTCACAGCTCACGAACCGCACCGCTGCCGGTGTTTGCAGCAGCAGCGGAATCCGTTCATCTGCCGCCGCCTGATTCTCTACGCTCACGCCCAGCCAGACGTTCGGTAGTGGCCATTTCCACTCACCGTGTACCAATCGCGCTGCAAGTGCAATTTCTAGGCCTCGATATTTTTCGGCGATCTCTCCTGCTCTCGTCATAAAATCCGTTACATTCAAAATGTGATTTCGGCGCGGGCAAGTCATCGTGCTTGGACGAGGGCCGCTCTTGAACCACCGCAGCATCCGCTCGGGCCGCTTGGTCAGCACCTGGAAGATATGCTGCGGGCAAAGCGCCATCACCGCAAAAATCCGGTCGATCCAATCGTCCGGCACGTTCTCATGAAACAGGTCGCTGACCGAGTTGACGAAGATGCGGCGCGGGCGCGTGTGAAAAATCCCCGCCATTTCTTCAGGCTCGGTCTGCTCCTTGATAGGCTTCCACTTCAGCGGGTCCAGCAGATGCTTTTCGATAAAGTGCACCTGGCCATTCCACTCGTCAGTGCGCTCGCCGGCGGCGTTGATGCGCACCAACCCTTCGAACGGCGCGTCCGGCCCTGAGAAGCGCTTCGCATCGCGCGAGGCATAGCAGTTCTTGCATCCCGCCGACACCGGCGAGCAGCCCCGCAGTGGGTTCCACGTCGCGTCCGTCCATTCGATTCCGGTTTGAGAACTCATGCGGACACCTCGGGATTTTTCAACGTGAGTTTGCCATCGACACAACGGTAGATGCCCTTGCGCGGGCCACGCCTGCGGGCGATCATGATCTTGATCCGCTCCAGCAGATCGAAAGTGGATACGCCCTTTTTAGGGAGGAGTGCGTCGGCCTGGTGAAACTTGCCGCTCATCGCCTCCAGATCGCCGACCAGTATCATAGGAACGTGACTGGCAATCTTTTTAAGCTGCTTGACCAGCGCATCGCCATCGACCGGCGTTATATCAAAATCGACGATTACGAGGTTTATCGCTGTTTTTGAGAAGATTGCGACGGCCTCCGCAGCATTGGCGGCTTGAAGCGCGATATATCCGTTGATGCCCAGCATGTAACTGGTCGCCGAGAGTTCCTGCTCATTGGCTAGCAATAAAAGAATAACTTTTTTAGGTCTCATGGGTTCCTTGGTAGGTGCGCGCCCGGTGCGCGTGTGAGTTTGGAGTGTGAAAAACGGTTAGAGGATCATGCGCAGCGGAAACGGCTGAAAGTCGGGACTGGGCGGCTTCGTCTCTTGCAGTTCGCGCTCGAACTGGGAAAGGTCCTCGGTGGCCTTGGCCGCAATGCGCGTGATGAGCGCCTGGACCTTGATGCCGCTCTCGGTTGTTCCCTCCCACACGCGGGCGGGGATCTCTGTGCCGGTCTTCTCGTCGAAGATGGTGACGATTTGGGTTGTGTTTTCGAGGGTGATTTTCATGGAGTTTTCTCCGGGAAGACGGTCAGGCTTCTTTGGCCTGTGAGTTTGGGATCGCCGCAGTCTCGATGACGTGCCGCGAGAATGACATAGCGGTCATGACGGTGAATGCCTCCTCCGCACTCGGAGCAGCACAGACGGCCAGGCGCGGCGGCCTTGGGCAGGCGACGAAAGCGAAACGGGAGAGAAATCCTGTTGAATAAGTTCATGAGAACAGCCTCTTAAAGTGTGAGTGTGGTGTGTGAGTGTGCCACACACACACATCACACTCACACTAGTTTTTACGCAAGCACCGGCACATTTTCCGGCAAGTTATCGACAAGATACTTCTTGATCGACCGCATCAGGTCGCCTTGCCACTTGGTTCCTTCAAGATCAAAGAGAGCAATTGAGGGGGTCTGATCCCTGGTCTGCTGGAAGCGAATCAGAAACTCGCTCTCGACGGGGTTGCACTCGGAGAAGGTGCGCAGCGGAATCAGCTTGATGCGCGGCTCGATCTTCTTTTCGACGGTGTTGACTTCGCCGGCTTTGAGGGTGACCGTCTGGCCAAAGCCGTCGTCGTCCACCTGTACCGTGTTTCCGGCCTTCAGAATGTAAGGCTGGCCGTCAGTACCTTTGCCGAGGTAGGCGCGGCTGGCATGATCGGCGATGCAGGCAAGTTTGGTTTTGGCGTTGGCGGTGATGTCGAGTACCTTGCGATCAATGTCCGGCGCAAAGGTCAGTTCGAGAACGAGCTTGCGTTTTTGTGTGGCTTTGGTTTTGGTGTCGGCGATGTTCTTCGCGATCTTGTCGATCTCGATCTCGAAGAGTTCCATCAGCGCGCCGCGCGAAATGGAGCCGAGGTTAACGGGTTGCAGGTCGGGTTTAGGCATGGCGGAGAATCCTTTCCGGTGGAGCGGGTGGACCGCTGGTGGAGGCGACGGTTAAATACGGGGTTAAAAGACCTATAAATACCCGTAGTAGTAACCGTTCGCGGTTGAAAAGTGGACAACCTTCCTAAACACATGATCCGATTGAGCTAAGGCATGAAGCACCCTGTGGATCGATCTGTGGAAGGATTTTTGCGAAAGTGGATAAAAAGTAGAAACCTCCACAGAAACACCCCTGAATTCCACGCTTTCCACAGAGAGTCCAAAACAGCCTGTTTAAAATGTGGATAAGACGGTTAACATAAAGAAAACACAGGAAAAGTTATGCACAGGCTAGGGCGAAAGCGCGAGGAATAAAATGACCAAGAAGAGGGCGCCTATGACGACAAAAAAGCCGATCGAGATGCGCCTGCGGATACGGGCGTAGCGGGCGCGGATGCGCTCATTTTCCGAGCGGTTGAAGGCGGTCAGGGCGTCGCGCTCGGGCGAAAGAATTTCAGAGATGGATTGGGGCCGCATCTATGCCTCCCGCCGCGGTGAGTGGACGGCGCGCACCTGGTAGGCTGGCGGAGCATTGCCGGGCTTGGCTGTGCCGGGAAGAAATGATACCAGCAAGCCCTCTTTCCATTCAGCACGGTCTTGCATGGAGGATATGTTGACGTAGAAGTCTCCGCTGGTTTCAGTGTGAATGAAGGCATAGCCCTCATCGTGAATATGCAGGAGCACGCCACGGAAGCGCACGGCGCCGCCTTCTTTGCGGTGGATGCAATGCGGCCTGCGAGGCGTGCCCGGTATTGGCTGAGGGCCAAGAACATCCGCTGTATCCGCCGGCAGATCGCTGTTGTGATTATCAGGCATGGAAAGAACCCTCTTTTCCCCGTACAACCTTTCTGACGGCTTCATCGATGTCGCCGGTTAAGGGGCGCATCAGGCGAAAGCGTTTGGCCACATTGTCGGTCTTATACTTGGCAATGTAATCGAAACGCTTTTCCCATGGCTCCGTCAGCCGCTCGAATTGAACTTCGTGGTGCAGCCACATGCACCACGCTCCTATGGGCGGGTTGATTTCCTTGAAAACGCGCCGGCATTCGGCCTTCTCTTGTTCGATCGCGCCTATGTCCGTAAGCGAGTCAAAGGTAGTTTTGCCGGTTCTCAGGAGGTAGCCGCCCGCGCTGAGCGTCACCCCTTCAGGGATGCCGGTCAGGCTGCCGAGATCGAGGTAGCCGCCCGCGCTGAGCGTCACCCCTTCAAGGATGCCGGTCAGGCTGCCGAGATCGAGGTAGCCGCCCGCGCTGAGCGTCACCCCTTCAGGGATGCCGGTCAGGCTGCCGAGATAGAGGT